CTTGCCAGCGCATCCAAAAAAACCGCGCATCCAAAAAACCGCGCCCCCCAAAAAACCGTACCCGTGGCATCGCCCCAGGGCGCCATCCAGCGCCCCCCAGCCGGCCCCCAAAGCCGGGCGCGCCCCAACCCCAGGCTTTACCCCGATCACAAACAAAACCACCCCAAAACCAAAAACCCTCAGCCGCGGGGTGGAGCAGCCAGGTAGCTCGTCAGGCTCATAACCTGAAGGTCGTAGGTTCAAATCCTACCCCCGCAACCAAACAAGACGCTGAAATCACAGCGAAAAGCAGAAAGCCCCGATCCACAAGATCGGGGCTTTCTCGCGTTTTGGCACAAATTTGGCACACTCAAGGGCAACACAAACCGGGCTGTGCCAACTGTAGCGCGGCGCCAGCTTTTGACACCGGTGACAATGCCTTTTGCCACTGCGGTCGGTAGCGCGGCGGCGGGCTTGAGACCAGTCCCCATGAGCTTTGATCTCGGCTTAAACCTTGCTTGAAGGGACGCGAGGGTTATGGGACCGTGGCGACCCTTGGGTGTGCAACGGGAGGGGGGCATGAGGGTCAGAATTGGTGCTGTCGCGGGCTGCTTCATCGCGGCCGTTTTGCTGGTCGGGTGTGGCGATGAAGGCGAAAAATCCGGCGACAAGACCGGCCAACGATCCACCCCCGCGCCCATTGGGAAACATGCGGTCGCCGATATAACCCGTAGCGGATACCCCAAGACCTGGAAGGCCTGGGGTGAGGAGGGCGTCGCGCGCATTGAGGCCTTGCAGCAGGCGGCAGCCAAGACGGCGGCAGGTAGCCAGCGCTGCGACCGGGTCGAAATTGTCGGACTATCGGACAGCCGCTCCAGGCCACCGGATCGCCCGGTCGTATTCGTTGACTGTGCCAACCGCGAACGCTTCTATATCTCTGAATCCGACGAGGGTGACGCGGTGCTCAGCCAGTCCGAGAAGGCGGATCGCTTCTCCGAAGGAGACGCGGTCAGCGCCTGCACGAAGGCCTTGCGGCGCGAGCTTGCTTTCCCGGAATCCTTGGACCGGGATTTCTGGAGCCTGTCGGCCCGGCGGTCCAAGACGCTGGGCAATTGGGTCGTGCGCTTCGACTTCAGCGCGTCGAACGCGTTGGGCATGGACCTGCCCCATACCGCCCGCTGCGTCATGACGCCGGCCGGCCAGACAGAGGTGACGATCGCCCGGCGCTGAGCCCAGTCGCAGTCGCGCGGCTGCGGCCCCGCTGCGGCGACTACACGTCGCGACAGCGGGGCCGGCCGCACTATGCGCCGAAGCCGTCGTCCCCGCCCGTGCTGTCCGGCCCGATCAGCACCACGTCGAAATAGGGGCCGACGTCCGGCGCATCCGCCGCGTCCGGCCGCTGCACGAGCTGCACGTTGGGGTTGTCCAGGCGAAAGAAGCCGATCTCCGCGTCGAAGAACCCGGCCATTTCCCCGTTGAAGGTGACGACGTCGAAGTCGGCGTTGGCGATATCGTGAGTCTCGAACATGGCTCTTTCTCCTTTGGATCAAAAAAAGCCCGGCACGAGGGCCGGGCGGTCGCCGAACCGTCAATGCCAGCGCCAGACCTCGGCGCGGCCCTCGTCATGCTCGATGGCCCATTCGCAGTGCCCGGGATGGACGACGTCCAACACTCGGCAGACCACCTTGGCCCAGCGCTTGCCGGCTCGCTGCGCGCGGCCGAAGCGGCTGCTGAGCGTTTCGTCCGGGTCGCCGCCGAAAATGGCCGAGGCGAGCTGATCGACGGCCAGGGCAACGTTGTAGACGTAGCGGCAGGGGCGACACATCACGCCGGCCTCGGGATCAGCTTCTCGATTTCGGCAACGTGATCCGCGACCGCATCCGTGACCTCCGTGGCCCGCGAGATCATGCGGGGGACGACGTCGGCCTGATATTCCAGGTCCACGCGGGCGCGCAGATCGCCGGCGGCGAGCGCATCGGTGTATGCCTGGACGCTGGCCGCGAAACCATCGCGCACATCGGTCGGGATCGCCTGTCCGTCCAGCAGGTACGGCGCCATCACGTAGAGCAGCCTCTCCGCCATCGCGACACGCATCTCCAGGTCGGCGATCTGATCCTGTGCGTCACCGGCGGCGGCAGCCACGCGCCGGCGCGCGGCCTGCTTGGTCCCCTTGAGCGGTGCGGCAGCTCGGACGAGCCGATCCCGCAGGTCCCGAGTCACCGTCACCTGCTCCGGCGTGATCCCGTCCGGCTGCGGCGGCAGGGCCACGCCGTCGGGCACGCTGATATAGATCCAGCCGTCCAGCTCGCACAGGGGCGTGATCTCCCCGGCCTCGGTATCGGCGTGGCGGATCACGGTGCCGTCCGGCCCCGGCGTGATGACGGGCTGATAGCGGTAGATCACCGGCATTGCAGTCTCCCTGGCAAGCGATCCATGATTACGAACCATAGGCGGCCGCACGGAACCCGATGCTGGCGTACGAGAACGAGCGGAAAGAGGTGGCGGTGCGGGCAAACACCCCGGCGCCCGCCGAGACGCTCCAGTTCCCGCCGACGAGCGGGACAAGATTTTCTCGGCGGTTTATGTTGTGCCGATCCTGTCCGAAGAGGTTGGTGCCGTCGGCGGACACGCCGCTGTCATCGACGGCCAGCGCCAGCGAGTCGGTGATATAGCCGAGGCCGGTGGCATCGCCGGACAAAGAGGCGACGCCGGATGCGCCCCAATCCTGACTTTGGTCGGTCAGCGACACCACGTGATTTTCGTAGAGCGTGTCGATGTTGGCCGAAGACTGCCACGCGTCGGTCGCCCCGTCCCAGCCCTCGGTCAGGTCCGCGAGTGCCTGGGTTTCGCGCAGCACCCACAGCCCGCTGGTCTGGTCGAATGGCGTCGTCGAGGAAGCGGTCGCATCCGGCCCCGGCATCGTCAGGCCCAAGGCCGTCTCCCACATCGCGCCGTTCAGGTCCGCGACGCCGCTGGCCTGGCCGTTATGGGTGGTCTTGGCGAAGGGGGCACCGCTGCCCGTCAGGGGCTTGGCGCTACTGCCGCTATCGCCGGCCGTTGTGTAGGCCACCTCGGCATCGTCCACATCCCCTAAGCCGCCGTCGTTCGCCCCCTTCGGGTAGCTCGTCGTGCCGGCGTCGTCCCACCACGCGCAGTGCGTCGTGCTGGTCGCCGCCTGCGCATGGGCCAGGGCGAGCATCGCCAGGGCGCTGTAGATGAACATAGAGCAGGCGTGGAAGCCCGTGCCACGGTTGCGGGACAGCAGCACGGCGTCGGCCAGGATGCCGGTGGCGCCGGCGGCCATGCCGTCGCTGCTGGTGTAGGACGTGCTGGTCGTCAGCGAGATCGGCACGCCGTCCTTGACGCTCGACCCGTGGTCGCCGTTCGGGCTGCACAGGTACTTGTCGACGAAAAAGCCGTTCTTTTCGACACCGCCGTCGATAAAGGCGCGGTGCAGGACGTAGCCGGCCCCCTCGGCATCCGCCGTCGTCGCGAAGGCGTCCGTGCCCTTGATGTCGATGTCGTTGGGCGCGAACTCGCCCGCCGTTGGGTTGTTGGCGGCGTTGATCCGGTAGTAGAACTTCGGCACCCAGCACATGATGGAGCCGTCGCTGTACTGGTAGGTGCCGTAGTTGTCGCTCGCCGGGTCCTCACTGCCGGACAGCGCCGTGAAGCCGCTCGGCAGGGACGGGGCCGCCGCGACGCCGAAGGCCTGCGTGCCGGGATCGCCGATCGGGTCGAGGAAGCTGTCGGCCGTGGTAAAGCTGATCGCCGATCCCCAATCCGACCAGCCCAGATCCTGCCCCTGATGACGCGCCCGGGTGTAGTAGGTCGTGCTGGTGCTGAGCGGGCCCGCGTCGATCGAGGTGAGATTGCCCGTGTCCGTGCCGCTGTCGAAGACGATCGACGTGAAGCCGCTGTCCGTCGCGATCTGCCATTGGCTGGCGGTATGGGTGTCGGGATCGCCGGAAAAGGTGGCGAAGTCGCTGGATGCCAGCGTCACCGTCTCGCCGATATCGACCGCGCCGTCCGCCGGCGAGGGGATGTCCGGCGGCACCAGGGCGTCGGGCTGGATCGCAAAGCTCACGTCGCGTCCATTGATCGTGATCGTCTCGGTCCCGGACGCCGACGGCGCGGTGTAGGTCAGCGTCTCGCGATCGCGGGTGACCGTGCCGAGGTCCGCCGCGATATCGTAGACGATCGTGCTGTCGAAGTTGGTGATCGTGATGGCGACGGTCTGGCCCATGAACACCTCGGCCGGGATGTCGAGGGCTGGATCGCCCAGCTCGATCGCCGCCTGGGCCGCGTCCGCACTCGCCGCCGCGGCGGTGGCACTATCGGCGGCGGCCACAGCACTGGTTGCCGCCGCGCTTGCGCTGGCCGCCGCGTTGGTTGCGCTGGTCGCCGCGTTCGCTTCGCTGGTCGCCGCGCTTTCGGCCGATGTTTCGGCCTCGGCCGCCGCGGTGCCGGCGTGCTCGCCGACCGCGCCGACATCCACGAGCAGCGCGGGCAGATTGGTGCTGTGCCCGTCGGCCGCGAGGCCGCCCGGGTTGGCGTCGGAAACCGGGCTGGAATTGTAGTAGCCGTCCTTGAGCCGGCTGATCTGGTCGTCGATCGTCATCCGATGATCTCCTGCAGGTCGAGGCTGGCCGACCATTCGCCGTTGCGGTGGGTCTCGGTCGGCGGAGACGAGAAGGTGGCCGTGGCGAGGAAGGCCTCGCGGTACAGGTTGGCGGCATCGTCGATGTCGGGCACGAAGACCACCGGCTCGGCCAGGCCGTTGCGCACCCGCATGTCGATCAACTGGTTGGCCTCCGCGCGCGACAGGAAGGGGAAGGTGACGCGCTGCCGCCGGCGGCCGGGGCGGTTATCCAGGACCTCGACGCCGCCGGGCGTTTCATCGACCAGGCTGCGGCCCTCGTAGGGCAGCTCGCGGCCATACTCGTAGGTCCAGAACGGGACCCACGGCCGGGCGACGTAGAGATAGCCCAGGTCGAACTCGGCCACGCCGGCGTTGTCGAAGCGCAGCACGAGATAGCGCGTTGAAACGCCCGCGGGGACCGGCAGCACGAGTTGGCGGCCGTAGGCGTCGAGCAAGGCGTCCTCGGCCTTGCCGTCCCACCAGTTGGAATCCTCATAATCGAGGTCGGCGGTGCGGTGGATGCGCTGAAAGACGTCCCGCCAGCCGCTGTCCCAGGTGACGTCGATCGGCGTGACCGACCCGTCGGCCTCGACCGTCGCGTCCTCGCAGGCGATGGCCTGGAATTGCGCCGAGCGCTGCAACGTTGTCGCGAAGAGCCCCAGGCCCGTCACGAAGCGCCGCTTGCCGAGGTCCACCAGGGCCTGCGGGCTCGCCGGGTTCGTGGCGTCGATGCAGCGCGCCGGCGCGGACACGAGGCGGCGGTTGATCAGGTTGGCCAGCGGCCGGTCCCAGGTGCCGCCGCTGAACGTGGCCTCAAGGGCATGGTTGCGGTGGAAGAGCCGTCCGGATGCCATGGCTCACCCCGCCGCCTTGAAGGTGACCAGATGGCGATCCGGCGCGGCCGGGGCGATCGAGGTCAGGATCATGCCGGCGTCGATCCCCTGCGGTGGATAGTCCACGCGGATCTCGTCGCCCAGCGCCCGGCCGAGAGCCGCGGGCGTCAGTTCGCGCACCAGCTCCAGCTCCTGGCGCGGCACGCCGTGGAACGGCACCAGCACGTCGTCCAGCAGCACCTGCGCGTCGGCCCGTTCGACCAACGCGGTGTCGACGGTGATCTCGCGGGCCGTGGGCCAGGCCGCCTTGATTGTGTCGTCTTGCCAGACGACGCGGCGCCAGGGCTCGCGCAACTCGGCCACCAGCTCGGGGTCGTGGTCGGCGCTGGCCGGATCGGTCAGCGCGGGGGCGATGTCCGACTCGCGCAACGGCGTAAGGTTGCGGGCGTAGCGCACGGTGATCTTCCAGGCCGGCACCTCGATCGCCGGGTCGCCGGTGGCGATCGCCACCAGGTCGTGCTCGGTCCAGGTATCGAGCGGTGTCCCCTGCGGCGGGCGCAGCAGCCCGATCTGCCAGACCCCCAGGGCGTCCGGCAGACACCAGGCGCCGATCGAGCGGCACAGCAGGTCGAGGATCTGGCGCCGGGGCTCGGTGCCTTGCACCCACACGCCGACCCGCTGCGGCGCGTCGAGGGCGTCGAAGCTGTCCCCGATGCGCGACGCCGGCACGCCCCAGGCCTGGAGCAGCCGCTTCATCAGCGCCGGAACGGTGTCGACGAAGCCGCCCGCCGCGTCGCCGCGCAGCGTGAAGGTGACCGGGCCGCTCAGCCCGGCCTCGATCAGCACCAGCCCGCGCCCCTTGTCGGTCGCGTACGCGCCGGTGTTCAGCATCAGGGTGTCGAAGTCCGCCCCGCTAAAGTCGCCCGCGTTGACCAGGCCGGCGTCCTGGCCGCGATCCGCGATCGTCAGCAGGGCGTCGATCGGGCCGTTGTGGAGCTGCGCCACCTGACGGACGGCGTTGGCCCAGACAGCGGGGACGTGCGCGCGGGACAGATCGCCCCAGGCCTCGGGCTTGCCCTGGCCTTGCAGGGCGTCCGGCGTGCTCTCGTAGCCGGTCGCGCCGGTGTTGGTGCCGGCGAAGGTCGCGCGCGCGGCGTTTTGCTCCAGGATGGCGCGTTCGTCGAACAGCGGGATGGTGACGCGGCTCGGCTGTTCGGTGGAGACCGCGAAGCGCGCCGCCTCGCCACGCGCGGCCAGAAGCGCCACGTAGTCGGCCCAGGCGCCGCCGACGGGACCCCAGCGGACGTCGATGGCCGTCACGGCATGGCCGCGAAAGGCGGTCAGGTCGCCTTCGGCGTTGGCGGCCGACAGCTCGCCGCGCCCCAGGCCGCCGGCGCCCCGGGTCAGGTCGATGAAGGCATCCCTGGTGATCACCGGCGCTTCCGCCAGGATCGGCAGATAGCCCTGCCCCGGCCGGTCGGGATCGCTCGACGGGAAGGGCCGAACCGGCACGTCGGACAGCCCGACGGTGACGGGGTCGCCGCCGGGGGACGTCAGGGTCAGCTCGACCAGATAGGCGAAGACTGTCATGCCGCGCGCTTCTCCAGCAGTCGGTTGGTCTGGCCCGAGGCCCGGCGCAGGTTGTCGATGGCCTCGCCCTGGCGGCCCACGCGCTCTTCCAGGGCGGCCAGCCGGGCGTTGGCCTCGCCCAGCAGCGCCGCGACCCGGCCGACGGCCACGGTCGTGCGCTCGGCCGCCGCGACGATGGTGTCGTTGTCGCCGCCCGACAGCAGCCGTTCGCTCTCCGCCGCGTTGAAGACCCGGCTGGGCGGCCCGGTGAACAGCAGCTCGTCGTTGTGAATGCGCACCACCTCGCCGCCACCGGGGGTCATGCCGCCGGACTCGAACCCTTGCAGGCGATCGGGGTCGAGGCCCGCCGTCTCGGCCAGCGCCGCCGGCGAAAAGGTATCGGCGGGTCCACCGCCGACGGCCAGGGTAGCGCCGCTGCTGTCCAGCAGCGCGAAGGCGTTGCGGCCGTCATCCGCCTCTATGGGCTGGACACGGATATCGCCGCCCGTGTCCGCCGCATCGATGTCGCTCGCCACGGGGGAGAGCCTGGCGCGGGCCTCCTCGATGCCGATCGGCTCGACGCTGCCGCCCGATGTTTCGGGCCGCGCCGCGTCCCCGAGACCTGGGCGGCCCAGCCGGTCGAGCGCCTCGGCGATCGCCTCGGCCTGGCGATCGGCGGCGGCTTCGGTGGCGGCGATCTGGCGCTCGGAGGCGGCCTCGATGGCGGTGATCTGGCGCTCGGCGCTGGCCTCGATCTCGGTGATCTGGCGCTCTTCGGCCGTGATCTGCTGCTGGGCGTTGTCCCGCACGCGTTCCAGGATGCCCCGGACGCGCTCGTTCTCGGCCTTGAACGCGCCGAAGTCGCCGGAGAATTCGCGAAAGTCCTGCAGGTAATCGACGCTCAGCGTCTCCAGCGCAGCCGCCGCCTCGGGATCGCCCGCCAGCGCCCGCTGCGCCGTGTCCTCGAACTCCTGGCGCAGTGCTTCCATCCGGCCGGTGGGGCCGAGCGGCGAGACCGACTCGTCGAAGCGCAGCCTGGTCAGGCCCCGGTCCAGGGACTCGGTCGCGCGCCGCCAGGCCGCGACCGCGTCTTCGCGCGCCCGGACCTCGGCCTGCGTCGCGTCCTCGATCTCGCGGATGCGGCTTTGGGTGGCGTCTGCGATGGCGCGCTCGCGCTCGCGCGCCACGCGCTCGCTCTCGGCCAGCGCCGACGACAGCACCTCCAGCACCGGCGCGGCCTCTTCGGCACTGTCCGCGATGGACTGGATCACGGCGCCGATGCGTCCGGCGCTGTCGCGGTCCAGATCGCCGTCCTGCGCCGCCGCGATGGCCTCGCGCAGGACGCCGTCGAAGGCGCCGCCGTCCAGGCCACGCGCCACCACCTGCCGCGTCAAGCTGTCACCGAAGATATCGCTGTTCGCGGCGCGCTGCGCGGCTTGAGCGCGGCGGTCGAAATCCGCCGCCGCCGTCTGCGCCGCCTGCCCCGATGCCGCCAGCACATCGGTCAGCACCCCGATAGCCGATGCCGCCGTATCACCCGAGTCCGCCACGTCCAGGATTTCCGCCGCGAAATCCCGCGCGACCTCAACGTCCAGACTCCCGTTGATCTCCGACAGCACATCCGCGACGGCGGTGTCGCGCAGCCCCGCCGCCGTGATCCGCGTGTCGATTTTGGGAGAGCCAAAGAGGTCTGGATTGGATACCTGTGTCTGCGCCAGCCGGGCTTCCTCGCGCCGCTGCGCGGCGGCGCGCTCAGCCGCGCCCCGCGCCGACGCCGCCTCAACCGCCTCGATTGCGTCGAATATTCGGGCCGCGGCACCGCTCAAAGCCGCGAAGACGCCCTCGCTGCCGCCCAGGCGGGGCAAATCGAAATCGCCGAGGCCGTCGAACTGGCCCAGGAAGGCGGCGATGTCCTGCGCGGATCGCGACAGGTCCACACTCGCCGTCGTGGTGCCGCCATCGTCGTTGGGCAGTGTCACTTGCGCCTGGTCGCCGTCGAAGGTCGCCCCGACGGCCTCCAGCTCGGCGCGCAGGCGAGATCCGAATGTGCTGCGGGACGGCGCCGAGCCCACGAAATCGCTGATATCGTCCAGCACGTCCTGCGCCGTCGTCGTATTGGTGGTCCCTGCCAGCCGCTCCAGGAGCTGCGTCGCCGCCGGCGACCCACCGGCCTCGCGCACCCGCGATATGCCGCTGTCCCGGGCCGCCTCGATGCCCGTGCGATCGACGCCGATCTGTGCGATGTCTTGCTGCGCATCCTGCTGCGCGGCACGGAACCGCTGTGCCGCCTGCGCGACCGCGTCGCTGGCTTCCGTAACGGCCACGCCCAATGTATCCAGGATCGTGGACAGTCCGGGGACGTCGCTGGCCAGTGGCGCCAGCGCCTGCTCCAGCGCCCCGGCCTCGGTCGCCGTCAGGTCCAGCGCGCCGCCCACGCGCCGCTCCAGGATCGCCGCCATCTGCGTGGCGTCGATCTGACCGGTCGCCAGGGCGTCGGCCAGGCGGGTCGCACCGGCCGCCAGCTCGACCGCGCGCGCGCCCGCACCGCGCAGGCCGTCGGCCTCCAGCGCCAGCAGCGCCGCCCGGCGACGGCTCTCGGCCGTGGCCTCGGACACCGCCCCCGCCGCCTCCGTCGCGCGCTCGCCCAGCTCCGCCAGCGCGGCATCCAGGCCGGGAATCGACCCTTCAAGGACCTCAAAGACGTCTATCAGCGCCGGGATTTGATCCCTTGACACACCGGACAACGCCGCGTCGAAGCGCCGGTCGATGACGTCCGCGACGGTCTCGGCGGAGACGCCGACGGCATCCGCCTCTGTCCTCAGGGCGTCCAGCCCCTGACTCACGGCCAGGACGCGGTCGCCGACCCGGGACAGCCCTTCCGCCTCCAGGCGCAGGGACGCGGCGCGCCGATCCTCAGTCGCCGCGATCTGCTCGGCCACGCTCGCCTCGGCGGCGGATGCGCTGACGCCCAGGCGGTCCATGGTCTCGCGCAGGTCGGACGTGGGGTCCTGTACCCTGGCTAGCACCGCCTCCAGACGCTGCTGCTGCCGGGCCAGACCCGAGACGGACTCTGTCTCACTCTCGCGGATGCCCAGCAGGCGCTCCAATACCGCGCGCGACGCCTCCCGCGCCTCGGCCAGGCGACGCTCGGACTCGGCGCTGGTGTCCACGTCCTCCTTGACGGTGCGCGTATCGGTCACCTCGCGCGTCTCGCCAGTGCGGCCGTTGACGACACGCTCAACGGTGACCTCTGCCTCGCGGGTACGGGTGATCGTCTCAGGGAATGCCTCTCGGACATTTGCGAGGAAATTGTCGATCGCGGTCAGCTCGTTGTCGATCTGCTGCTGAACCTGCTCGGTCAGGCGCTCACTATCAGGTCGGCCGGTCGTCAGCTCGCGGACGCGCGCGTCGAATTCGGCCCGGAAATCCAGGATGCCAAACGCCTCGTCGAGGGCGTCTTCCAGCGCCTCTTCGTTGCCCTCTTTGCCGGTGCGCGCCGCCTTGGCCAGAAAATCGGGCACCTCGGCATTGATCGCATCGAAGATCGTGACGAAGCGGTCGCCGATGGCCTGGGCGATCTCGCTTTGGTCGATTTCCTTGCCGACATCGACGTTGACGCCGTTGCCTTCGGCGAACGCCGCCCGCACGGCCTCGATTTCCGAGGCGGACAGCCGCTGTGCAACACGCTGGTCCAGCGGCGCGATCTGCCCGGTCAGGCCACGCTCGAATTCGCGGCCGCTGATGCCGCTTTCCTGCACCGCGATAAACCCAAAGGGCGTCTCGCGCCGCCCGGCCCCCGCGGTCAGGCCGTCGATTGTCGGCGCGGTCTCCAGGTTGAAATCCTTGCCGCCACCGCCGAATAGTCCCGAGATCAGCCCGCCCAGGCCGCCGCCGATCAGACCGCCCGCCAACGTGCCGATGCCCGGCACCACCGACCCAATGGCCGCGCCGCCGGCGGCCCCGATCCCTGACCCGACCTGGCCGCCCTCGCCGCCGACGAGGCTGTTGGCGAAGCTGCCCGCGCCAAAGCCCGCACCGGCGCCGCCCAGGAAGCCACTGAGCGTGGTGGACCCGAATAGCCCGCTCGTGTTCGGGCCGATAAAGCCTGGCGCACCCGCGCTCGCGCCCAGCGTTCCGCCGCCGGCGCCGCTGGCAAAGCCGAGGTTTGCGCCAAAGCCGTTGATCGCGCTGTTAATCCCACCAAAACCACCCGGCACCAGGTCCGCGCCCAGCGACCGGCCCAGGCCCAGCGCGTCACCCAACGCGCCGCCGGTGGGGTCCAGGCCGCCCAGCGCCGACCCCGCGAGGCCGCCCCCCGTGCCGCCGCCCGCACCCCCGCCAATCGCCTGCTGAACCACCGGGACGATGACCGCTTGGCGCACGGCCTGCGCCGCCATTTCGGCCAGGATGTCGCGCAGGCCGCCGACCAGGGAGTCGCGCAGGCTGGCCACCGCATCGTCGCCGCCTTCGATGGCCGCCGCGACGAAATCGCGCGTGGCCTCGGTGCCGTCTTCGATCACGGTGTTGACCGCCTCGCGCGCCCGGCGCGTGCGCGCGATTTCGCGGGTCAAGGCGATTTCTTCGCGCGCCTGCTCGGTCGTCAGGTCGATGCCGCGTTCGCGCAGGTCGTTTTCGGTCTCCAGCACCGCGCGGCGCGCGTCGATCTGCGCCGCCGAGGCCCCGGACGCTTCCAGCGCCAAAAGCGCGCGTTCGCGCGCCAGGCGCCCGCGCAGCGCTTCGGCGGCGTCGCGGGTCGCCGTGGCGTTGTCCTCTTGCGCCTCGGTCTCGTCTTCCAGATCGGTGACGGTTTGCTGGACCGCCGCGCTCAGGTCTTCCTTGCGGCCGATCAGGTCCGACATGCGCTCGGCCAGCGTGTCGCCTTCGGCCCCGGCGGCGTCCAGCGCCGCGACGACGTCCGGCAGGTCTTCGCGGCCCAGGCCGCCCAGGATATCGCGCGCGCGTTGCAACGCCCGCCTATCGGCCAGCGCGTCCAGCCCGCCGCCGTCCAGCGCCGCCTGCTGCGCGGCCAGGTTTTCGACCTCCGCTGCGATCCCGGCCACGGCCTCGGTGGCCGACCGCTGCGCCTGCGCCAGCGCCGCCTGCTGTTCGCGGGCGCTCTCCAGGCGTTGTTCATAGCGCGCCGTCACATCCGCGCTGTCGGCCACGGCGCGGGTCAGGGCGTCCTGCACCTCGGACAGCGACGCCCCGGCCGCGACCGACGCGCCCAGATCGCGGGCCAGGGCGGCCAGCTCGCCGCGCACGGCGGCGGTGGCCTCGGCCTGGGACGCGCCCGCGTCCACCGCGCCGCGCAGCGTGGCGGTCCAGTCCCGGACGGTTTGGCTCGCCTCCAAAAAGCGCGCACGCTGCGCCCGCGCGCCGTCGCCCCCGGCCTCGAACGCCCCGGCCAAGGCCCGCGCCCGGCGCTCGGCGGCCAGCAGGTCCGACGCCGACGCCCGGACATCGTCTCCCGCCTGCGCGAAATCCGCCCCGGCGGCCCGCGCCGCCGTGCCCGCCGCCGCCGCCGCCGACGCCGATTCGCGCGCGCTGCGGGCCGTCTCGTCGAGCTGGGCCGTCAGCCGCTCGATGTTCTCCTCGTTGGCCTCGACGTCCGCTCTGCGTTCGCGCGCCCGCGCGGCCAGGGCGGCCCCCACCCCCGCCGCCGGGGACGAGATGCCGTCGGTGACGGATCGGTTCAGGCGCGCCAGCGCCTCGATCTGGTCCAGCGTCGCGCGCAGCGTCTCCCGCCGCGCGAGGGCTGCTTCCAGCGCCGCCCGTACCGTCTCGCGCGAGACGTCCTGGCCGCGCTCCAGGGCCGCGACCATGCGCTCGGTGGCGTCGGTCTGGTCGTCCGCCGCCGCCGTTTGGGCCTCCGTGGCCGCGCGCGCCGGTTCCAGGGCGGCGGCCAGGCGCCGCGCCTGATCCCCCGCGTCGGCGGCGGCGGCCCCGGTGTCCGACAGCGCGCCGGACAACGCCCCGGCGGCGGCGGTCCCCAGCGACAGCGCCACGCCGATGGGACCGCCCAGGGCTGCCAGTGCCACGCGCGCGGCCCCGGCGGCCCCGGCGATCGTGGTCAGGGCCGCGCCCGCCGCGCGCACCCGCCCGGCGAACGCCGCCACCCCGCGCACCGCCAGCACGCCGGACAGCCCGGCCCCGGCGGTCAGGATGGCATCCCCGGCGACCTCGAAGTTGTCGGCCAGCGTCAGGATCGCGCCGGACAGCGCGCGGGTGGCGCCGGCGCCCTGGTCCGCTTCGCCGATATATTGCTGTGTGGCGTTCGACAGCACCGTGAACGCCTGCGATACGGTCGCGCGGGTCTGCCGGAATTCGGCGTCGATGATATCGGCCTGGCCGCGCAGCGCCCGGAACACCTCTTCGGCGGCCAGCGCGCCCTCGGTGCCCAGGTCGCGCAGCTCGCCGATGGTCACGCCCAGGCCATCGGCAATCGCCCGCGCCAGGCGCGGCAACTGCTCCATCACGCTGCGCAACTCGTCGCCGCGTAATGCGCCCGAGGCCAGCCCCTGGCCCAACTGCACGATCCCGGCGCTGGCCTCCGCCGCCGTGGCGCCGGACACCTGGACCGCTTGGTTCACCGCGCGCGTCACCGTCAGCAGGTCCGCGCTGCTGGCCCCAAGCTGATCGGTGGACCGGGCCAGCCGGGTATAGAGATCGACGGTCGGGTCCAGCGCCGTGCGCGTGGCGTTGGCGAGGTCCACCAGTTGCGTCTGGCGGCGCGCCAGTTCGGCGCTGCTGTCCGTGACCAGGCGCAGGCGGCTTTCCGCCTGGGTCCAGGCGTCGGCGTAGGCCACCACCTGCTGCACCGCCAACGCCCCGCCCAGGGCGGCAGCGGCGCGCTGGACCGCCTGCATCGTGGTGCCCGTGGCGTCCAGGCGCCGGTCGAGCGCGGTGAACCCCTCGGCGCCGCGATCCGCCGCCCGGCCCGCCGTGCGCGCCGACGTCCCGGCGCGGTCCAGGCCCGCGGCGGCCGTCCGGGCCTGGCCGTCGAGGGCGTCGATCGCGCCCGACGCCCGCCGCACCTCGCCCACGAAGCCGCCGGCGTCCGCCCGCAGGGTGATCCCGACCACCTGATCCATGTCAGATCACCCCCGCCGCCGGGCTTGAGACGCCGCCCGGCGCTGGGCGGCGCGGACCTTGCCTTGCAGGACCGGCAGGGCGGCGGCCTCCATCTCCCGGATGCCCTCGAACACCGGGCGCCGCCGCCGTTTCTTGACCCCGCGCAGGGACAGCACGGCCTGCACCGCGCCGTAATCCAGCCCCTTGGGCATCCCGGCGTCGCCGACGTACTGCCATTGCGTCACAAGCGCCAAAAAGCATCGCACCGTCTCGTGGTTGCAGGGCAGGATGTCGAGCGGGCCGTCCCGGTCGCCCGAACGCAGCCCGGACGCCCGCGCGATCGCCGCCGCCGGGGCGCCCGCGCGGCGAAGCTGCGCGGCTACGCCGGCTTCGCCGTCTTGCGCGTCCCCTTCCCCTGGGTCTCGCCGCCCGCGTCCTTCGGCCCAGGCGCGGGCGGCGTCGCGCCGTTTTTTGCCGGCCCGCCCGTCACCATCTCGAACAGCGCCCGCCAGACGGATTGCCGGGCGGCTTCGTGGGCGAGCACCAGCGGCTTGGTCGCCTCGGTGCAGGGGATATCCGCGACCGCGCCGGACGGGTCCGCCTGGGCGATGCCGGACCAGTCCCGGACGATGGCGGCCAGGGGATCGTCCGCCGTGCCCCACAGGTCCGCGCCCAACTGGCGCGCGGCCTGATCGGCGGCGTCGAAGTCGGCGGCGCTTTGGTATTGCAGGCGCCATTGCACCTGGTGCTCGACGATTTCGCCGCCATCGGCGGGCACGCGGATCGCGCCGGGCCACCACAGGACCGGCTTAGCATTAAAGACAAACGGCCCTGTCTCGCTCATATCGAACTCCTTTCAAACGGCATTTAAACGCGGGTCGTAGGGCGGCTTCGCCGCGCAGCGGCAAGCCGCCGAAAAGGCGGTGCCCGGCACCCCTCACCGCAGATGCAGCGGGTCGTAGCGGGTCGTAGGGCGGCTTCGCCGCGCAGCGGCAAGCCGCCGAAAAGGCGGTGCCCGGCACTCACCGCAGATGCAGCGTGAATTCGTCATCGCCGCTTTCGGGCAGGAACGTCACGTCCATCTGCATCTGCGCCACGCCGTCGTTATCGGCGCTGATGCGCGGGTTGCGGAATTCGGCGCGCGGGGCGTCCAGCACCGTGGTCTCGCCCCGCGTGGTGCCGTGCACGAAGGACAGCGGCAGACGCGCGCGCGACTGCGCGATCTCGTCCCAGAAGTTGCGTTCGGCAACGGTGGGTGCCTGGATCGTGATGCTGCCCGAGGGATCGCGCGAGGCCTTGACCACACGCTCCAGGTTCGGCTTGGACCGCAGCGTCGCCGGGCCGGTCAGGCTGTCGATGGACAGGCTGTCCACGATGAAGTCGCCGCCGTCGATGCGGAAGGACGGCGTGCGGACATACTCCACCGGGCGCGGGTCCAGGAACAGGGACCAGTCCGGCGTCGGCGGCGCCTGGGTCGTGGCCCCGCCGACCAGCCCGACCAGGGACACCGGCAGGTCCAGGTAATTGTTGGCCTGGAAATTGATGCCCAGGCCGCCGCGCGTGCCGGGCATGGGGTGCAGGTCGCGGGCGAGGTAGGTCTCCAGGTAGGCGCTGGCCGGGTCGCGGGTCACGGGCGTGTAGCTGGCGCCGGGCGCACGCAGGTCGAGTGTGTACGTGTCCCCGAGCGCGAAATCGGCATCGACCGTCGGCAGAACCGCCGCCCCGCCAATCAGGGGGAAGGGATCGCCGTCGGTCATGACCACGTCCAGGGTCTCCACCGCCGGCAGGTGCCACAGTGCCGGGGCCGACACGCGGAACGCGGCCACGCCGGACCCGCCGGCGGTGGTGCATTCCAGGGTCACGGTGCGGTCCAGTGAAGGTGAAGGCCCCCGCCGGGCCGCCCTGGGGCGTGGCCGCCGCCGGGACCGTGGCCGACGGCGGGGTCAAGGTCTCGCGCAGGCCGCAGGCCCCGAAGATTGCGGAAAACGGCGGCGCCGTGCCGTTGTCCAGGCGGGCGGGGCCGATGTTGTAGCTGTCGATGCTGCCCGACAGCTCGACCCGGCGGTTGACCAGATCGCTGGGGTTGGCACCCAGGAACCCCCGCGCGATGTCGCGTTCGATGCTGTCGCCTTGCAGGGGCGAGACCTGGACGTCCTTCATTTCCAGCGCCAGGGGCGCCCAGGGATCGGGCTTGGTGCCATAGGCATCTTCGCGTTGGGCGAAGACCAGCAGTTCGCGGAAGAACATGCCTTCGCTGTTGACTGGCGGCATGGGGTCACTCCTTATCGTTGTCCGCCCCCGTCATCCCACGCGCGCGCGGGCCGCGCCCACGGCGGCGGATGTCGGGGGCGTCACTACCGCTCGTGATGCAGGGTGGTCAGGGACAGGCGCGCGCCGTGGGCCAGCACGCCCGCGAAAGTGACGGGTCCGGCATCGTCCAGGGCGACCCCGGCGCGCGCGCCGTCCGCCGGGTCCAGCGTTGCGGCCACGGCGCCGCCCAGGGACGGATCGGCGGCGACCGCCGCGACGATGCCATCGACCATATCGTCCAGGGCCAATTCGCTGGCCCCTTCGTCGTCCAGGGCGAGGTAGCCCTGAATGCGCCAGCGCGTGACCACCGCCGTCCGGCCCCGGCTTTCCTGGCGCCGGGTCAATCCCACGCGCCGGACGAACCAGCCGTTCAGCCGCCCGGCATCGTCCAGGTAGAGCGCCCGGAATCGCCCCGCATCGCGCGCGTAAGGCTGGTGCGTGCCCACGACGCCGATACCGGGCACGCCCTGGAGCGTCGTCACGAGGGCCGCGCGGATGTCACGGTGCTCCACCATCACGCGCCCGCCATCACACGCTGGCCATCACACGTCGGCCCCGCCCGGCGGCGCATCGCCCAGGCGCGCCGCCGCGCGCGCGGCGCCGCGCGCCACGATGTCGCGGACCTGGCTGTCATTGGCGGCCAGGGCGTCGCGGAACATGAAGGCGCCCTTGGTCCCCCGCGCGGCGATCTTTTTCGCGGTGGCATGGCCGATGCGCTCGGCCTCGGCATCGGACGCGCCGAACTTGACCTTGGCCCAATCCACGAGGGGCTGCACCGGCGGGTGGTGCGGGCGGCTGCCCAATTCGACGGCGGCGATATGGGGCAAGGGCGAGGCGACTTCGCCCACGACCCGGTCGGCGAGGATACGCGGCTCCTGCGCGGCGATGCTTTCGCGGGTGGTGTTGGTCGCGGTCGGCGTCCGCTCCTTGACCTCGCGTTCCAGCAGCAGCGAGGCTTCCAGCACCGCCGTCACCATCTCGTCGGCGGCGATGTCCGGCGCCCGGCGCCACGCCGCCGCCAGCGCGGCCAGGCCCGCGACCTCGATGCGCGCGTCCATCATCGGGACCGCCCCCGAAAGTGCGCGGCCCGCAGGCGGGGCAGCCCGCCCAGCGTGCCCACCGCCGAGGCGGGGCCGCCGTGACGGCCCACGGCCTGCTGGTGCTGGCGGCGGTACTGGTTCGCGCGCCGTGCCCAATCGCCGCTGCGGCTACCGTGGTCGGCGACCTCGACGCCCAACGCGCTGTCCTGGGTGCCCGCGAAATACGCGGCCAGTTGATCGCACAGCCCGGCGGCGGCCAGCGCCGCGACCGGGCGGCGGTCGGCCATTGGCAAGGTGTCGGTCTCGGCATCCAGGATGTGCGGCGCGGTATACGTGATGCGGACCACCGCGCCGGGGGCCGGCCCCGCCGGGGTGGCGCCTGTATAAACCCCGCCGGGGGCCGGCCCCGCCGGGGTGGCGCCTGCATGGCCCGCGCCGGACAACCGCAGGTGCGCCCCGCCGCTGTCTGTCGTCTCATATGGCGGGTCCAGGCACGCGGGCGGCTCCCGGTCGATGGGGTGCTCGGCCCGGCGCACGCGGCTGACCCCCGCCACCCAGTCCGGGGGCAGGGGCAGCCGCGCGGGCAGGCCCGGCGGCACCGCAACGGCCAGGTCCGCCGTGACCACGCGGGGGCGGACGGCGTTGTGGGCCGCCACCGCCGCCTGGATGGCGTCCGCCACCGCCGTATCGTCCAGGATGCCACCCTGGTCGCGGACCAGATCCCGGACCAGGGTTTCGATATCCGCCAGCGCCACGGCCCCGCGCCCTTACGCCTGGACCGACTTCTGGAAGGCGCGGAAATCCGTCACCGCGCCGCCGTAGATATGGCGGATTTTCCAGGTGATCTGGTCGTTGGTGAACAGCGACCCGACGTTGGGCTGGTCCTGGACGAACAGTTCGGGTTCGCGGTTGCCGTCCAGGAAACCCACCTCGATGCCGGGAATATCGCGCGGGGCGGCGGCCAACACCCAGTCGTTCGGGTCGGTCCAATACCAGACCGGCACCACGTTCAGGGTCAGGGACTGGATGAAGGTGCGGTCGTTTTCGGTGTTGCGCCGGAACAGATCGGCGGCGACATCT